CATAAGAAGGACGATGGAGAATCATATCCCCCATCGTCCGTTCATTAAACCTCAGTGACATCCAATTGACCAAACACCGCTGCACCTGTATCCCAGAATTTATAGTCATCGCGCATAATTGTGCGAAGGTTCGTTGTATCACGAAGGAAAGCGTCGCCGCCTTCTTTTGTGCTCGCCAATTCAAAGAAGCGACGGTTAAATACAACGATTAACTGTGTTAAATCACCGATAATGATTGGCGCCAACAATGTAGACGTTCCTTCTGTTTTCAAGAAACGATTCGAAGCAACTACTACAGGGCGTCCTTTGAACAACTTACGTCCTGGTTGAGTTGGGTCATCTTGTAATAAATAGCGTCCGTTTGCGTCTTTCTGCTCGTCCAGCCAATGATATCCGTCTTGGTTCGTTAAAATGATGCTATTTGCGCTAATGGCCGGATCCAAAAGTACGTTAAGAACTTTTTTGATACTGTCGAAGTTTGTTAGCGATTGTTTTTGCATCGTCTTTAATAAATTAGTGATGTGATAATTTCGTGTAACGACAGCTTTTTTGCTAATCCAATTCGTTACGTATTGTTCAATGTTTTGATCTGTATCAGCAATTAATTCATTTGTTAAAGGCAAAATGCCAGCGCGTTTTTTAAGAGAGTATGAGATTGGAACGAATTTAGGATTGTCTGTTTCCCCGATCAATCCATACTCATCGACATCTTGGAAAGGCACCATGTCCTCATCTTTTTCGAGAACCCGGGAACCGCTAAGAGCCGTAACATTTTGGACATTTACATACTGTGAAAGATCGTTAAAGTCGCGCATCAGTGTATAAATCTTCGTTTGAATGTCTTGAGGTAAAATCAGCCCAGAATCTCCATCTGCTTGCCCCACAACACCACCAGTGTGCATCACCGCACGTTTTTCATATTCCACAATAATGCTTCGCTCGTCAGATGATACCGGACGACGACGAATTGCCTTCATAAATACTTGGCGATACTCACTTTCTAATTCGGCATCTTCTTTTGTCACCGTGCGAATTTCCCCACTAGCCAACTGAGCTCCACCAATTCCAAGCCCGCCACGTTCTTCTTGTTCCAATTGCCGCTGCACTTCGATTTTCTTTTGCAACGCTCGCACGTCTTCCATGCGCTTTTCAGCTTCTTCTACTTTATCCTCTCCTAAAAGAGAGCGAACTTCTGTTTTCAATTGTTCTAATTGCTGTAACATTTCACGTAATTCTTTTCCCATATCATTCAACCTCCTGTAAAAAGTTAAAAAGAGCCGATTATATCAGCTCTAATTCCATAGCTAATTTTCTTTTTTTGTATTCATCAGAAGCGCGTTTTTGTTGTTCGCGGTATTCATTGAGTGATCGCACAGATACTTCGTTGGCTGGGTACGCCGGAAAAGCAACAGGAGAAATTTCATACAGTTCCGCGTCCAAAATGGAACGTTTGTAGATTTTTTTGCCGTCCCGATCGACTTGCGACCATTTGTCTTTTGTGACTCGCATGCCAAACGATACACCATCGACATCTCCTCGATTAATCATTTCCCAGGCATCGTTGCCGACTGTTGTATTAGGTAAATCCAATTCGAAGCGCAATTCCTTTTCTGTACTCTCAAGTCGCAACGTTCCGCTTTTCGTACTTCCGAGCACTTTAGATGCATCGTGTGACCACAGACCAACAACACTGCGCGTTTTCAGGCTTTCGTCAAATGCCCCTGAAGCAATTTCTTCAACAAACGTGTCGCCCCACCAGTCTCGCATCTCTGCACTTTCTGTGTTGTACTTGATAGAACCGGATATCGTCCGCTGCTCTTCCCCTTCTGCTGATTTGCGAACTTCAATTTTCACTGGTAACGCTCGAATTTCCTTTGTTTCCATCGTCGCCTGCTTGTCCATTTTCCCCACCTCCCTTCACATACTGTTGACCAGCCATCGTCAATGGAATGACATTGCCGTTAAACACAAGCTGATCACCGCCAGGAAGAGGCGGTTTTTCCTCTAATGCTCTAGCCTCATTCGGCGTAATAAATCCTTTCTCAATTCCGATTCCATACGCTTCGTATCGCGTTTTAATGTCGCTCCTAAGCATGCTGTCAACGTTGAATTTCACGTAATATCCAGCATCAATTTCACTTTCGAGGAACAGCTTATATGTCATTTCCTGTTCATACATGGTCAAAATCGGTAGCAACGTATCCACATAGAACTGTCTCTGTTGCTCCGCCACATTCGTATGTGTTGCCCTGCTCAAATCATTGAGTTGGTGCATCTTAATCCCGAACGCTGTGGCGATTTGACGGATCGTGAGCTCTGTGTTTTCAAGAAATTGTGCGTCGGACATCGACAAACTAATCGGTTTAAATTCATATCCAATCGGCATAAGCGCAATTCGATGGCTATTTTTCAATCCAGCTGACATTTCCTCAAATTTTTCTCGAAATTTCTTTTGGGCTTCTTGATTTAAATCGCCAACATATTGAACAATCCCTTTCACTTGCAGCCCTTGCTTGTAAAAATTATTGATAAATCGCCCTGCTGCCGCTGCATTTTCAACTGTCGCACGTAAATATTCGAGTGGAGGCACTCCAACTATTCCATCTAGCGTCACACCACTTTTAAAATGCAAAATTTCGTCTGGCATCAGCTTTCGCCGCTCTGTTCCAACGTCAACTTCATACCAAATGCGATTTTTACTGTTAAAAAGTCCGACATCGTCAATCCAAATACGCACTTTACTTGCGTCAATCGGCCAAAACGCTACAATCTTGCCTTTTTCGTCAGTTTCGATATTGACATATGCATTCCCATACGTGTTCCGTTGCGTTTCATTACACTTGGCGAAGTCAGATGCCGACATATACGGATTGGGGCGGAGTTTTAATAGCCGATACAAGTAATGTTTTGTCGCCTTAATAACGCCATTTTCGTCCTCTCGATAAATCTTCAATGGAAGCTTCGAAATCGATTCGGCCAAAATTTTGATGCATGCAAAGACCGTTGCTTCTTTCAAAGCATTTTTGCCGTAAACGTTAACCTCTCCTGGAGAAATGCCGAGAAAATCTAAAAGAGCTGGATCGTTTAAGCTATATTCGATACTACGTCGCTCCAAAGCACGTCGAAAAAACATCTATTCCTCACCTCCTTCATGGCGGATGACGTTTAGGTGGCTGTATGGCAATAAAAACCCCTACAGATAAAAAAGAACAGCCGAGTACATACAGACCAGCTGTAACGCTTAACCGAAAAGTTGCCATATTAATGAGCGTCAAACCGATGAAAATAAAAAAATCTTCCGCATAATCATGAAAGACCTGTCTTAATTTCTTCACTTTATCAACCCCACAATTTGTCTAAAAAATCATCAGTCGCAAATTCCGATACATCAACCGACTCGGCATTCGCAAACATCGCTCGGGCATGGGCGTTAATAAGCGCTGCCAATGGGTCAATCCGATCCGTGCTCTTCGACTTGTCCAACATGATGTTCTCTTGAGCGTCTTTTCGCGTCACCGCATTACCTACCGCCCACGCTAAAACAGGGTTTTGGTTATGAATGATTTTCTTTTCGAACACTTTCGTCCTAAAATTTTTCGTCGGCTCTGATAAGTAGCGAATCCCTTGTGGAATTTCTACCGTCACGAATCCATCTGCCTCTAACTCTTGCATCAAATGGCGTGCATTATATTTGTCATAGCAAATTTCTTTCACCGAAACACCGTGTGTTTCTGCAATTGCCTTGATATACTCACGAACAAACGTGTAATCAACGACCGCGCCTGGCGTTGTTGTAATCCAGCCTTGACGAGCCCATTGATCGAACGGCATTTTGTCTGTTTTCACTCGCTCGTCTAGCTTTTCTTCAGGTATGAATGAGTGGGACATCACGACAAATCGCCCATCACTTAATGGAATTTCGATAGAAACACTCGTCAAATCGGTCGTAGCTGACAAGTCAACACCCACATACGCTTCCAATCCGTTAATATCCGGCAGGGTTTCCACGCCGCAGGCCGCCCAGCGATCCGACGATATATACCCTTGCGCACGCTTGTTAATCCATATGTTCATGTTTTTGGTGAGAAAATCGTCCATCTTGTCCGGCTTTTCAAGCGCTTCTTGCAACTTTGCTCGAATATTTTCGATTCCTTCTGGATACGAAGCCGCAATCGGATTCGCTTTTAGCCATGCCTTTTCGTCCCTAATGTCATCGATAAGATTTCCGTCCTCGTCCTTATCTAGTTCGTTGACCATTGCGAAGTATCGTTCGTTTTCGACAGGGCTATTCGGATCTAAAAGCTTCGAAACATATTGATATTCACTCCGATAGCACGGGTTATTCAAGTTCACACCAGCCGTTGTAATAATCATCAGCAACGGCTGTGCACGTGCAATCATACCAGAATCAATAATGTTATAAATTTCATCTGTTTCATGTGCATGGTACTCATCAATAATACCGCACTGTGGATTTAGTCCATCACCTGTTTTCCTGTCCTCTTTGGAAAGTGGTCGAATGATTGAACGACTTTTCGGATGATGAATGGCACCATATTTTACTTCATACTTCCCTTTCAACTCATGACATCCAGCTAACATGGCTTCGGTTTCGTTCCAGACGATTCTTGCCTGTTCTGTCTTAGTAGCACCTATATATACTTCAGACATGTTCTCACCGAAGGCCATAGCTTCATAAGACGCTACGCATGCAAGGCTTTGTGACTTTGCATTTTTCCTCCCCACTTGCCAATACGCCTTTTTGAAACGTCGATAATCCGTTTCTTTATGCACCCATCCATAAATATTGCCGAACACGAACACTTGGATTTCGTGGGGACGGATATGTTGCCCTTTTAACACACCCTTTGTGTGTTTAAACAACGTCATCCACTTGAGGAAGCGCATCGCTTTCGTTTCGCTAAAAATGTAAGGGAAATCCTCTGTTCCCTCGCGTTCAATATCTCTTAAAAAACGCATACATGCCCATTTATGTTTCTGGCATGCAATCACTCGTCCATCAATAACATCATGAGAGTAGTCAATAAGCCACTGCTTCAAGCTCATACTTCACCAAACTCCTGTTCAAACGGTGTCGGCTGCTTTGGTTCCTCTTTCGGCAACGCTAGTTTGGCACGGGAGCTTGGCGTCAATCCAAATTCGATGGCTAAAGATTTCATTTGCTCGTGCAGCTGTTTTTTCTTTGTGAGAAGGGGATGCGGAACCTTATTTGTCTCCGCTGCCTTGTTCGTATACTCGACCATTAACCCTTCTTCCTCGATGATCTGAGAACACTTGACATAGTTGGAATATGCGTCGCAGTACAACGCAAGAGCATTCACATCCACATTCGTGACTAACCCGACTTCTTTAAGTTCTTTGACAAGCCGCTTAAATTCTTTCCTCGCAACATTATCTAACCAGTGTGGTGGCCTGACTTTATCATCGTTTGGCCGTAACCTCGCTTCAGCCTCTTTCCGCTCCTCAATTTCTTTTTTTGTTAAATGCTTTGTTCCTTGAATAAGAATCAAATCAACCGGTTTGGCACGCCGACCCATTTTAAACACCACCTTTCGTTTGAATTTTGTCCCAAAACTGTATACCCCCCTTTACGTCAAAAAGGGAACTTTGTTCACGCTGAGGGGGGCGCGCGGTCTGGAGCCACCCAGCGAAAAATTTTTACCCCGCCCCCTCCCCATATCGCTTCTTATCTTCGGCCGTTTTCTTGTTGTGACAGGCATTGCACAACGACTGTAGATTGCTCAATGATAGTCGTAATGACCAATCAATCTTAACAGGAACGATATGGTCAACTACATCAGCTGGTGTGATGCGTTGCTTTTTAAGGCAATGTTGGCACAAGTAGTTATCGCGCATCAATGCTACCTGCCTTACTCGTTGCCATTCTTTGCTGTGATAAAACTCTCGAGCCTGCTGATCGCGCATATGTTCATCATAGTATCGATGTCGTTCTGCTTTACTTTGTTGTTCTTTATGCTTATGCTGCTCACAGTATCGTCCTTGCGTTAAGTGCGGACAACCTGGAACGGAGCAAGGCTTTTTCGATCTGCTCGGCATAAAATCACTCCAAACAAAAAAGCACCCCGAAGGATGCTAAATTTATTTTCTCCTAACCGCCCCACGCACTCGTTTGTACGTGTCTCTTTTCACGCCCATAATCTCGAGCCAATCGCGGTGACTCAATCCTTTTCTTTTCTTCTTCGCCTTTAGTTTCTTTATCTCATCATCCGATAAATGGTCACATAACTTATACACCCTCATCACCCCACGACATAAAATAAGTGCCTAGCGCATGACTAGGCACTCACACAAAAAGGAGGACTTCTATATATTAGTGGCATTTACACGACAAAAACAGCCTCATCCGCACAAGCAGAAGAGGCTTTCTTTGATTCGTTTTTTAATTTTTCTTTCGGCTCGCTCAATCATCGTCTGAACACTACTCGATGAGATACAAAGATAATTGGCAATCTCGCTATATGTGAGGCAATATCCGCGTGACATCAGATATACTTCTCGTTCCCGATCTGTAAGAACAGACAAAGCATCTTCAATTCGCTCCCTGTCCCAACTCGTAATCACGCTTTCCCTTTCGTGATCGTCCCATTCGTAAACGGGGTCGCTGGAACGAAAATATTTTTGCATCAGTAACGGGTCGAATAATCGTTCACGTTGATAAGCTGCCCTACGTTCAATACCTCTTTTATGACCAGGTCGTCGGCCGGTGGTGAGCCATTCGATAGTGAATTCAAGGTCCGAAATTATTCCTCTAATTATCTTTTTATCTTGTTCTGGTGCGTGTTCAAGTAATTTTTTTGTTTGCTTTAGCGTTTGTTTATATTCCCGCAAGAGTTCATCCATCGATGCCTCCTGTGTTATGTGCACCCCTAACAGTTTGTTTTTTTAACATCTGTTAGGTGTTAAAAGCTTGTCATATCAATAATTCGACGTTTATTAATAGCTCCTAACAGATTATCTTCACAAAAACTTTTTATTTTTTTATCTTCTATTTTTGAAGTTAATTTTTTTTAAAAGTTTATTTACCTATTTATCTGTTAGAAATAAAAATAAAATCAATAAAAATATTGATATATCAATAATTATATACCTAACAGTTAAAAAATGGAACTGTTAGGTATATTTATTTCCAATTTTAAAAAAACGTTGATTTATTAATGTTTTT